CGCCAGTACAACGGCCTGGACGGTTCCACGCGCAGGCCCGGGATCGGCCGATGCTCCACGGCCAACCGCACGCCCGGGTATGGACCCGGCGGCTGCTGTGCAGGGGTGAGATATATCAGGGGGGAGGCTGCGATATCTAGCCGGAAGACCCCGGAAGATGGCGGAAGTTGAAAGCCCGCCTCGCAAAGAGATTGCACTACGTGCAATTGGCTCAGGGGGCGAAAAGCCCCATCTGGCGGAGGTCGCGATCGCGCAGCTCGGCGCGTCGGAGCAGCTTACGGATGCCGCGTTCAGTCATGTCGTACTTCCTGGCCAGCTCCGCGTAGGAGGCTCCGTCGCGGTGGGCGGCCAGTATCTCACGCTCTCGCTGGCTCAGCTTGAAGGCGTGATTCTTAGGGAACGATAGCACCTGGCCGGACCAGTTCTCGGCCAGCCGGTCAGCAACCGCTGCCCCTACCTGGTCGGCGCGGTCCTGGTCGAGCCCCAGCTCCCTGGCGACGTCAGCCGCCTGGGCGGCGGCATCGGCCAGAAGCTCACTGCGGCGCGCTTCCATCAGGTTCCTGCTCATGGGACGTCCTTCGGTACAGCATGTGCGCGACGGTTCGCATCGTACTGGAGAGCGGCAATCACCTTCTGCAGCTGCTCCTTGTTGCACCACTCGATGCGGGTGACCTTGCACATGCGCAATGCCAGGCTGTGGGCGTAGGACCAAGGCCGACCGGCGTCGGCGAGGAGTGCCTCGACCTTGGCCAGCTGGGGAGCCAGATCGCCCTTGGGACGCCCGGCCCAGCGCTCTGTAGCACGGGCCGCGCGCGCCGGCATGCCGCCCAGGCGGCGCAGCTCATTGGCAATCGCGTCCAGCTGGCGCTGGTCGCAGCTGCCAGCGCTACGCTGCGGCTGGCCGCTCTGGCCGGACACGCGCTGCACCAGGTCGCGGTAGACGTCCTCGGCCAGGCCGAGCGCCTTGGCGGCGGCATGGATGGCCGCCAAGGTGCGCTTGCGGCGGTCGGTTGGCGGACGGCTGCGGGCCATTGCTCAGGCCTCCTCTTCCAGTTGGAACGTGAGCTGCAGGACGTCGAACAGCCTGCTGAGCTGGCCGGTCTGCAGCGCGAAGCGGGCGTCCATTTCCTGCCGTTGCTCGTCCTCGGCCAGTTCCGCCAATGAGTCAAAGGCGCCGTCGAGGAACTTGAGTTTCCGGATGACCAGGTCGTCGCTGATCACGAAGGACAGGGAGTCCTCCATGTTCAAAGCCAGCCGATAGACCTGCTTGCCTGCCTCAAGGTGCTTTTCCACCTCATCGCAGCGCAGTTCCTGGTGCTGGCAGCGGATCGTGGCACCGCCTTCAACCGGGTCGCGCAGCTCACATTCCTCGCCCAAGGACAGACCGGCCGGGAGCTGCTCGCCAGCAACCCAGCCGGTCATCACGGAACGAGGGGCGACCGCAGCGCGGAGCCTACTGGCCGGGAAGCTCCCAAGCAGGCCCCTGACTTCTGACACGGCGTCGCTCGCGGCCGTGCTGCTGCTGGTGTCCACGAACGCAATGCCTCGCTGGGTGTCCACGAACATGTCCACGCGGGCCGACTTGACCAGGGCGCGGGGCAGCAACTCATGCAGCAGGTCGTCCTTCATGCGGCGCCGCTCGCGGCCGCCTGGACGCTGGCCATGCGCTTCCAGCGCCTGCAGCCGCGTCTCCAGCATCTCATTGACGCTCGCGGCCGGAATGATCTTGGTCTCGGTGCCGATCGCCAGCCAGAGAAACGCGCCCGAGCGGTGCGACAACGCCGCACCGCTCTCACGCCCATACGGAGAAATGAACCCTCGCGACGACAGTTCCAGCGACCCCACCGGCTGCAGCTGAGACAGCGGCAGCAGTTTCTCCACCTGCGACCAGTCGATCACCGGCGAGAACTGGAACATCGTGACGTTCCGCATGAACATTGATCAGGACTCCAGCTCGGTCAGCTGCAGAAGAGCGGAGTCAAGATCCGGTCGGCCGTCCCAATCGACCAGCTTCACGCCGTGCGCAGCAGGCCAGCCTTCCTGATCATCGAACTCCTCCTGCATGCCGCGCGACGTGAGGTCGCCCCGAGCGTCCAGGACCATACCGATGAAGTCGGCTGCGGCCATCTTGATCACCGCGACGACAGGGTTGTCGTCGGCACCGGCCAAGCGAGCGTCTGCCCCCGTCCAGAATGCGTTGATCTGAGTGGCCACCTCCGGGGTCAGCTGGGCGTGATCAATCTCCAGGATCACCCACGCATCACCCCAGTCCTGCTCGATCCTGTACCGCTTCACCTGCTTGCATGCAGTGGTTTGCGCAGACATCAGTTCTTCTCCTTCAACAGTTGGGCCTGAGCGGCAGTAAGGGCGGTCTGCCAGGCGGGAACCTCCTCACCGAGCGAATCGAGCAGCCGGCGGATGCCCGGACGGTCACCGACAACGATCTGGCCGCCGGCCTGGACCACGGCGATCACCTGGGCCTTCTTGGTGAGCGGATCGCGGCGTCCCGGAGCTGCGGCCATCGCACCCCAGCGCAGGCCCTTCGGGGCCTGGGCGCACCAGGCGAGCCAGTGGCCCAGGGCATCACCCTTCGCGGCCTGGTCAGCCGCTTCGGGGACGCCGGGCACCAGCAGGCAGCCCTGGCTCTCGCCCTGGCCGTGACGGGCGCGGGCGCTGACGACCTTGCGCAGCTGCGCGGCTTCGCCGCTGGCAACGAGGATTGCGTGTTCCGGCAGGTGTTCGCCGAACTCGATCAGGCCGGTGGCCCAGCAGTAGGCGATCACGCGGTCACCCCCGGCGCCTGCAGGCGCTCGATAAAGGAGTACTCGATGCCACAGCCGCCATCCTGTTCCTGGCAGATCACATACAACACCAGCTGCTCAGGATCGCTTTCGACCGTGGCGAGGCTCGCGAACAGCGCGGCGATGCCGCAGCTGGGGCAGCATGTGGAAAGTCGCTGTTCACCGTTCATCGGAATGCTCCTTGTCGAAGAACTGAACCAGGGTGGGCGCGTCGATGCGCCGCTTCATGACCCAGGGGAACGCGGCGGCACCGCGTCGCTCGATGTAGGCGATCGCGTTGTTGACGCGCTGCAGGTCAGTCGGCGAATTGGCGCCCTGCCGCGTGTCGAACATCGGATGGCCGTTCTCGTCGCGCTGCTCGTAGGCGAACAGCTCAACCTCGGAGCGCACGGCGGCGTCGGCAATATCGCTGGCCAGCACCGCCAGATAACAGGCGTCGTGGAGGGCGTGGTTAGACATGCTTCACCGCCGCGATGTCCAGGCTGATGGGCTGGTACTGACCCTGTGCATCGCGCTCGTAGAAGCGCACATAGGTCTTGCTGCCCACCACGGTCACTGCATCGCTGATCGCCGCCATCGCCTGCGTCCAGCGCGGGTCGTCGAACTTCAGCCGGCGCAGGGACAGTACCTCGCCGGTCTTGATGCTGCCGTCGTTGTCGACGCGGAAGGCGTTGTTCACCAGGGTGCGCAGCTCAGCCCGGGATCCCTCGGTCCAGTCGTTGAGGCACTCATCGATCAGCGCCTTGGCCGCCTGCAGGCGCTCATCGAACTGGATCGAATCCTGGACCGCGCGGACGATCTTGTATCGGCCGTCGTAGCTCATCAGGGTCACGTTGCCCTTGTCGCCGCCAATGCTGGCGCCGTACTGCTCGGCGCTCAGCTGCACGAACGCGGCGATATCGCCGAAGGCAGTACCTCGGAACTCGGCCATCTGCTGATGCAGCTTCTTGGCGCCGCTGATCAGTTCAGCGACCAGCTGGTCACGTGCAAGATCGATCGCCGCGATCTGATTCTCCTGAACGAGGCGGCCCTTGCGATCCTCGCGATAGCCTTCGGGAATGGTGCTGGTGGTCATTGGGTGCCTCCTTGGACGGCGGAATCGGTATGCAGGTACATGGGGCGAAGCTGCTCGGGGATGCCCTCGACGTGGACGGGGCTGACAGCTGTGAACCAATCGGCTCGCCATCGGCGAGCAGCGTCGAGGGAAATGCCGAGCAGACGCGCGATGCGCAGCGGTGTCAGGGAGCGCTGGTCCTGCGCCTTGGCCCACAGGGCAAACCGCATGGCCCGCAGGTGGTCGTATCGCTGGCGGCCAGTGCGAGCCATCACTCCACCCCGCCGAGGATTCGGTCAAAGTGCGAATGCAGGGAATCCACGATGCGCCCACCCAGGTACGGCGGCAGCTCGCCCTCGCGCTCCTCCTGCGACAAGCAAGGCGTGCCGACCGAAGGCAGCAGCGGTCCTTCGTTGATCGCCGGGCCGACGTACTGCTGAGCGCCCTGTGTGCGCCGCTCGCCATCGCAGCGCTTCGGCGCGCTGCTGGCCATCTTTGCGTGCTGAGCCTGGGCGGCGGCCAACTGTTTCGGGTCGATCTTCCAGTCCTGGTTCAGGCGATAGCGCCGGGCCAGTCGGCCGCCGACATGCTCGACCATGCCGCACTGGACTGCTTTGGTCAGGGCGTGCTGCACGTAGCCGCGGTACTCAAAACCGTGGGCCATGACGCCGTCGATCAGCGTGCGTGAATCGAGGATGCTGGTGCCCAGCACGGAGGCGAAGGCCGCCTGCAGGCGGATGCTCGGCGCGGTCACAGCACCACCTCGCGGCTTTCGAAGGTGTCGCGCCTGGAGCGGATGGTGACGACCACCGGTGGACGCTCGGTCCATTCCAGCTGCAGGCCCTGGTACTCCGCCGCCAGCACGCGATCGCGGCCGCCACTGCCATTGGGGCTCCAGCGCTTGAGGTGGCCTTCAATCTCGGCCGGCGGCTGGGTGATGATCAGCACCGGGCGGCGCCCGTTGCTGTAATGGGCCAGCACGTCGATGCCGGCGTTTTCCAGTTCGCGCGCGGTGTTGGCGGCAGCGAAGAGCATGTCAGAGCTACGATCAACGTTCATCGTTGGTGTCCTCGTCGGTGATGGGCTGGGTCAGCCCGAGTTGTCCGTACAGATCCGGCAGGGCTACGCGCTTCATGGCGCACACCTGCTGCAGGGAGGTCATTGCGCGACCGGTCAGGTACCCGCAGCACCGGTCCAGTTCTTCCGCGTTGGCGGCCAGGTGGTAGCCGTTCGCTGGGTGGGCGCAGATGGGGTGCCCATCGCGACGCAGCTTCTCGATGATCTGGCGCAGCCGACGCTCGTCGGCGGTGTTGAAGCGCTGCGTGACGGCATGCACCAGGTCGCGGGCAGTGATGCCGTTGGCGGCACCACGGCGGCCCTGCAGCTCCGCCAGCACCGCCTCGGGGGACAGCTCTTGCGGTAGCAGGGCCAGCTGCATGTCAGGCGCCCTCCTGGTCAATACCGTCGGCAACCGCGAGCCGAACCAGGTTGGGCCAGCTGATCATCCAGCGCCGTCCGGTCTTCTCTGACGTCACCACAGGGTCGCCACCCGTAGTGACTGCGAGGGAGTACTGCAGCCCCCCATCAAAGGTGGCGATACCGCCAACACTGATGGTTGGCTCACCTACCTCGTTTCCGATCAGGCAGCCGAAGGTTGCAGGCGGAATGCGCTGCCGGCGCTTGCTGTTGGCCGAATGCTCGGCGCGGTTGCGCGCAGCACCCTGACAGTGGCGGATGCTCGGGGCGGCCATCATTCCTCCTCGTCCTGGTCGTCGTCGCGGAGCTGATCGATAAGGGCGCGCAGCTGCTGCTGGGACAGGCCGGCCAGACAGGTTTCCATGCTCTGGCCGTCCAGCCACTCAATGCCTGCGCGGCGGAAGATGTCGCGGTGCATGACCGTCACCTGGCGATGCGGCAGCTCCGCATCCCGCAGCACCTGGACAGCAAATCCGCGCAGGTACTGCGTGCCTTCGGCGGTGGAAGCGATCGCCATGCTCAGACCCCCCGGACCACGTCGGCGGTGACGGTCGGCACGCCCAGGTTGGCCGCACGGTTCATGGCCGCTGCCAGGGTGTTCTGGACCGCCAGCGGATACAGCAGCGTTCCGGTACCGCGTGGTGGCACCAGCTTCACCCGCAGCGCCTCGATCGCAGAGCGATCCATGATCTTTTCCAGCGGCACGCTCAGCTGGCGGAAGCGGTGCGCGAGGTAGTTCTCCAGCTCACCGTCGAGCGCCGGCAGGTGCATGATTTCAATGCGCTGCACGACCTCCCGCACTTCCGGGTTGTGTTCGGAAAGCTTGTCGCCCAGCTCGGGCTGGCCGATCAGGATCACCGACAGCAGCGGGCGCAGGCCGTCCTTCAATTCACGGAAGCGCTTGAGGTGCTTGAGCGTGGGCAACGGCAGGCTGTGCGCCTCTTCGATCACCAGCACGTGGCTGTGGCCAGCGCGGGCGCTGTCGCGCAGGCTTTCGTGCAGCTGGCGGAAGCGGGCCTCCGGGCTGCTCTTTGGCTTGGCCAGCGGCGACACCGCTGCCATGATCGCCTCGGCGATGTGGTGGCTGCGAAGGGTCTTGCCGACACTGTCGCTGCCCTCGCTGGCCAGCACATAGGGCTGGATCACGATGACAGCCTGCTCCTCGCGCTGGATGCGATCGACCATGTCTTCGCGCAGGGTCGACTTGCCTGCACCGCTCTCGCCGATCACGGCAGCGAAACCGCCATTGCGGGCGATCTGATACATGCTCTCGCGCACGTACCGGATATCCGGGGACAGGAAGACCTCGTCGTGGCTGGCGGGGTCGGCGAAAGGGTTGCCCGGCAGGCCGAAGTGCCTACGGGCCTGTGGGGTCAGTGCCTGGTATCGCAGTAGCATAGGGTCTTCCTCGTCGTTGATTTCGGTAGCGGTATCGGGGTCTTGCGGTGGGGAAACCGGGGCCGGCGTGTTAGCGCACGCCGGCTCCTCCTTCAGGTGCCAGTCGACGGCCGGGGCGCCGCTTTCCAGCAGGAACACAGAGATGGCGGAGCGGACTCGAGGCTGGTCGCAGCCGGTCGGCAGCACGCCGTGGTTGATCAAGGCATTCAGGGCCGGGCGGCTGAGGGACACTGCCTTTGCCAGCGTCCCCTGCTTGATGCCGGCGCGGGCGAGGATCGATTTCAGGCGCAGCGTCACGCGGCACCTCCGTTGATGACGCGCAGGCCGCCACGCTCTGGTTCGACCAGGGCGATCGCCCAGGCCTCGACCTCATGCACCGGCAGACCATCGGGCCAGCGCTGGCTGGTGCGTGCATACATTTCCGGTGACCAGGTATTGCCCGACCGCTCGACCAGCGGCTTGAGGCGCGTGGCGGCCTCAACGTGGTTGAGCGGGGGCAACTCGGCCCGGACGACCTCGGGCTCGATGCGCTGAGCTGCCAGCACCTGGGGCGCGTCCAGCTCAGCCAGGGTTCCCGATCGCGGCAGGCTGGGAGCGACATTCGCCTCGCGAATGTGCTTCATCGGGTCGACCTTGCCGCCGAACGGCACGCGGCGGGCCTTGCGCGCGGCGATCGCCTCGGCGTCGCTCTTGACCTCCATCGCCAGGCGATCCAGTTCCTTTCGCGCCGCGTCCGCCGGCGTCTCGGGCGCGGCCCGATACTCAGTGCCAACCTGGGCAGCGGTATCGAGGAAGCCCCAGTCGTCGTGCTGCAGGCGCGGTGCAACGAAGTGAATCGGCGCACTGTCCTGTTCGCCCGGCATCAGCACACGCACGCTGTTGTCCGGCTCCAGCGCGTTGACCACCACGTCCACGCGCTGGCCGTTGATGAGGCCCGGAATGCCACGCACGTCGTACTGCTTGCCACGGAAGCGGATGATGCAGTCACGCACCGTGCATGCCTTCGGCGTGCTGGTAGCCAGCTGCCGCAGTACCTGGACATCCGGAGCAATGCGCAGCTGGTCCGGGGTGATGCGCAGCCATCCATCGCGCCTGGTCATGCCAGTGCGGGTGTGGATGCGGGTTGCGTTGTACGCCCGCGCCCACTGCTGGGCCAGGGTGTTCATCTCCTCCAGGCTGGTGACCGGCGACCTGGCCTTGAGCATTGCTTCGAAGTGGGTCTCGATCAGGTAGTTCGCGTTCTCCACCTGGCCCTTCGCGCGGGCATTGCCGACCTCGTTGATGATCACTTCGATGCCGCAGGCCGACAGGAAGCTGCGCGTCGTCGCCGCAACCATCGCACTGCCGGGGTCCATCATCAGCAGCTTCGGGATACCGTGCATCGTGCCCATCTCGCGCCGCGTCATCGCGTGGATCAGGGCCGACAGCAGATTGGCGCTGCTCTCGGCACCCAGCACGTAGAACACCTCGATCGCACCGCTCGCGTGGTCGGTGATCGCATAGCGCCACAAGCGGTTCTCGGCGATCTTGGTGAAGTTCTCCGGCTTGCCGCGATAGAAGCGGCGCTTGTCCATCACCTCGGTGCCATTCGCTGCCAGGTAGAACTGGCGGCTCACCGATGCGTCGATCTGCCAGAGGTGATTCGGATGCGGCGATGCCAGGCGTGCAGCCGGAGTCGGTGCAGCCAGCTGGTCGCGATGGAAGCCGTAAGCGCGAATGGCGCGGCAGATTGAGGACACGCTCAACGGCACCAGTTCGCCGGTGGACTTGTCGACGCGCAGCGCTTCGATGCGGTCATTTGCGCGCAGAATCTCCACGGCGTCCTCGACCGGCAGGGTGCCGGTGCCGGTGAGGCGCCGGGTCTCTTCGACCAGGGCGGCGATGGCGGCGGCTTCGTCGCGTGTGAGCGCGAGTTCACCGGCATCCGATCGCTTTTTGCGGGGCTTGATGCCGCCCGTCACCTGCTGCAGGCGACGGTAGGCGGTCTGAACCGAGCAACCCATCTGCTCGGCCAGCTCGGCCGCGATGCGGCTCTTGCTACCGTGCGGCGCCGCCAGCAGTTTGCCGGCCGCCGCTTGGATGAGGGCTTCGGCGGACATGCTCAGGCCTCCGAGCCGTCATGTACCAGCGGCAGGGAGAGCGGCAGCTCCTCGTCGTCACGCACGGTGCGCACCGCATTGAGCAGTCGGCCGATGGTGTCGCTGAGGAAGACCGCTGCGTCGGTGTCCTGGTCGGTCTCGGAGGCGTGCGTGGCGCACGCACGGACTGCTGCCATCAAGCCGGCCTTGCCATTGCCCAAGGCAGCGAGGACTGCCTGCTCGGCTTCGGTGACGGCCTGCTTGAGGATGATCAGCTGTTGATCGGATTCGGCAGTCTTCCAGCGGCGCTGTGCCTTGGTCGTCTTCTCATGTTCCCTGTTCAGGTCATCGGACAACTTGCTGATTCGCTGGTCTTTTGCCTCGATATCGGCGCGAGCGTTACGGACCGCCTCGCGCAGTTCGCGCACGGACATGTTGCCGACGTCATCCAGTTCCAGTTCGCCGGTCTCACCGGTCTCCGCCAGTTCCTTGAACTGCTCCTCCGGCAGCGAAAGCAGCTCGATGAGCTTGCTCTCGCTCTTGATCGCGGTGACCAATTGCGTCGACGTCGACGCATTCGGCAAGGCGGCCACGCGCCGGGCCGCTTCCATCATCCGTTGCGCCTGACGCGGTTCCATGCCCAGGCGCTGCAGCATTCCCGACCACTCGCCGTGGACGCTGCACTCGCGAGCCACCAGCAGGTAGCTGCCAGCGCGCAGGAACGCTTCGCACCCGCGATGCAGCTCGCGGCGGATCGCCGCTTCGTAGTGGTCCGGGTGCCATGCAAGGCCCTCGCCGAACTGTTCAACCAGCGCAAGCTGACGCTCACGCATCTGCTCCATCTGAGCCGCGTCATTGGCGTCGGTCTTGCCAATGAACTCCGGCCCCACTACCTCGGCCTGTGCGACTGCCTTGCGGCCTGCGGTGTCTTTCTTGGTCATTGCTGTCCTCGTCGATCAGTTGGGGTTGCGGGAATAGCGCTGCTCGGTCTCTTCCAGGCGTTGGCGCACGCGCGCCAGCTCCTGTTCGTGAGCGCGAGCCAGCTGGATCAGTCGGGGGGAAAGGCGCCAGTACTCATCGCGGCCGGCGATGCGCTCTGCGATGCCTTCGTCGGCCAGCACCTCCAGGTCACGCAGGACCGTCGAAGGCGTTGCCTTGATCGAATCGGCCAACTGCTTGAGGCGCAGCCCGTCGAAGGCGTGCCCCTGGAGGGCGAAGATCAGGCGCAACGCCCGCCGCACGGGTTGCTGTGCCGGGGCGTTCATGCCTGCACCCGGTCGATGCAGGCCGCCTTCACGATCCGGCTGCGCATCGCGCGGCCCTTCGGGCCGTTCCAGGTGCCGAGCAATGCGGCACGTGCGTTGGTCACAGTGGTGCCGTTGGCACGGCACCACTCGGTCAGGGTCTTGCCCTGCAGTACGAAGCCGGCGCGCACACGTTTGTGAAGATCAAGGCCGGGGTCAGTGGAACGCATTGGGTTATCCTTCGGTTCTTATTGCCGGGGTGTAAAAGGGCCGTTGACGACTCCGGAACAATCCTAAGTGTAAAAAGTACACCTTGCAAGGGGTTCGTGTGGTTTCTTCACTCATCCGCCAGATCATGGAAGACGGGGGATTCAGGCAGGTCGACCTGGCTGAAAGGCTTGGTATATCTATCGATCGGGTAAAAAACCTGACCTCGGGGCGGGTCAAGAAGCTGTCGTCGGACGAAATGCGCGGCTTTGTGGAAAAACTACACGTGCGCGCCGAGTTCCTCGCCACAGGCGGCGGGCCGGTGTTCGCCCAACCAGCAGAAGTCGAGCTGGGCCGTCGAATGAAGCTGCTTTCGGATGCGTCACAGAAGGCATCGACCTTGGACCTTCCAGAGAGCTACCAGGCGCTCGTCCGCGACATCCTGGTCGGTGCGGCGCTGGGCCAGTCGGACCTGCTGCAGTCCACCATCGATGGTTTCGTTCACGACATCCGTACCGCTACGGATGAGTCCAGCGTCGCCGTCAAGCCCCGCAAAACGACAAGGAGAAAGTCACCATGAAGAAGCTGTACTTCGCAGTCATCGCTCTGCTGCTACTGACAGCTGCAAAGGCGACGGTTGGGCAGGATTTCAACGCTGCCAACCTGGCTCAGTTGGAAGTCGGAAAGACCACGCTCGCCGAAGCTGTCGCGCTCCTTGGTGCGGAGCCACAGAGTTCGACCGTGGGCAAGAGCGGAGCAATCGCGTACCTGTGGCAGCACGTCCAGTCGAAGTCCAGTGTTTGGACCGGGCGTTCTGACACCCAGCTCAAGCACGTGATGCTGGTGTTCAACACGGATGGAACCTTCCAGCGCATCCTGCAGCTGCGCGGCGTCGACTTGGATCCCGACGCGCGGAAGAGATTGATGGAACAGCCTGCGGCGCTGCACGCGGCGAACTGACTGAAGGCCACCTCCGGGTGGCCTTCTTCGTTTCAGCCCACTATCTCGCGCGCGCGCGAGGAAGGCTTGGAACGCGTGCAAATGACCTGCGCACTGTCGAAATAGAGACTGCATCCCATCGATTCGGCGCGTTCGGGGCGCGCCTGGTCGACGGGCGCTCCTCGTCGTGTCCCGTCGGCCCTTCTATTCCAGGAGCAGGCCATGACGACCAAGACCACGCGCGGCATCCGCAACAACAATCCGGGCAACATCGAACGCAACTCTGCCAACAAATGGCAGGGGCGCATGTCCCGCGAGCAGATGACCGAGGAGCAGCGCAAGGAAACGCGCTTCGAAGTGTTCTCGGCACCGGCCTGGGGCATCCGCGCGATGGCCCTGCTGCTGATCAACTACCAGGACAAGCACGGCTGCAGCAACGTGCGGCAGCTGATCGATCGCTGGGCGCCGCCGAGCGAGAACAACACCGACGCCTACGTTGGCGCCGTGGCGGGGGCCGTCGGTGTCGCCCCGACCCAGTTCATCAACACCCACGAATACCGTCGCATGCGCCCGATGATCGAGGCCATCATTCGCCACGAGAACGGCCAGCAGCCTTACAGCGCGGACGTGATCGAGGAGGGTCTGCGCCTGGCCGGCGTCGTCAACCCCGGCGCGAAGCCACTGGTTGCCGTGCCTGCGTCGGTCACCACGGCAGCTGCTACTGCAGCCGCAGCGGGCGGCACGATGGCCGCCGTGGAGGCCGCACAGCAGCTGCAGCCGGTCATCCAGGGCGTGCTGCCGGCGATCCAGCAGGTCAATGCTGTGGCGCAGGCCACCACCGGCATGCCCAGCTGGTTGCGTCTTGCGATCGCGGTCGGCGTGATGGCACTCGCCAGCGCCAGCATCTACACCTGGTGGCGCCTGCGCCGTGCCCGCAAGGCGGTGAGCGCGTGAACCCGCACCTGACCGCCAAGCACGTCGTGGGTGCTGCCACGGGTCCGGTCGTGGTGCGGTTCGCCTTGGCCGTGGTGGCTGCCGCCTTCTTCTTGGGGCTCTGGCTGGGCCACCGGTGGGGCGCGGGAAGCCAGCTCGATCGGGTCAACGCTTTGTCCGACCAGGTCATCGCACTCAGCGCGGAGCGCGACACCGCGCGCAACGTCGCCGCCGGCAACGCCGATGCCGTTGCCACATTGCGGGCCGCACTCAAACGGGAGGCAGATTCGAAGCTGGACCAGCAGCGCGCAGCAATCGCCGAACTGGATGCTCGTGCAGATCGCATCGCTCAACTCGAACGCCTGGCGGCCCAGCGCCAGCAGACCCTGACCAAGAAGGTGGATTCCGATGAAGACTGCAACGTGCTTCGCACCACTCCTGTGTGCGCTGCTCTTGCTCGCGGGCTGTGGGGAGACCAAGCAACCGCTGACCCGCACTGAACTGGTCGAGTGGCCGGTCCTCGTCTACGTCGAACTGCCCCCGGCACTCACCGATCCGCTGCAGGCCCCGATGCCGCCGCAGCCGCTGTGCCGCTTGCAGGACGGCACGCTCACTCCATGCGCGATCGACGCGATCGTGCGAGAGGCCGCGTGGCAGCAGCTGCTGCAGCGGGCCAACGATGACCGCGCCACATCGGGACGGCTCGGCGGCGCCAAAAAAATGTCACAACCCAATCTCAGTGGCGGAGACGCCACGAAATGAAGATCGAGCTGGAACTGTGGCACGTCCTCTCGCTGACTATTGCCCTGCTCGGATCCTTGCTGGGCCTGGTGAAGTGGGGAATCAGCCAGGTCAAGGCCAGCATCGATCAGCGCATGGCGGGCTTTGAAAAGGCCGCCGATGGCTGGCGAAAGCAGGAAGTGGATCTGCTGGGGCTGCGGGCAGAACTGGCGGAAAAGTACGTGCGAAGGGACGACCACATCCGCAGTCAGACGGTGATTGAAGCGAAGCTCGACGCGATCAACTCAGAGATCAAGTCGATCCAGATCCAAGGAGCAAGACGTGAGCATTAAGTTGGACATGGACAAAGTTCGGCGGGAGAACCTGCGCTGGGTGATGCTGTTGGGTCTGCACAACGCGGCACCCTACGGTGCTTACGAGGAGATCCTCCTCAGCATCGCGCACGCCCTGTATCCCGATGCCACCCAGCTGGAGGTGCGTCGCGCCCTGGACTACCTGGAAGACCGCCGCATGATCGAGCTGGACAAGCGCCCGGACGGGCGCTGGCATGCCGACATGACCCGCCTCGGCACCGATATCGCCGAGTACACCGCGCAGTGCGATCCCGGCATCGCTCGGCCCGAACGGTACTGGTGACACCATGCCCCCGGCCAGCAAGATCGATCAGCTTCCCCAGGACATCCGTGCCGAGCTGGATACCCGCCTGATTGCCTCCGGCTTCGGCGGGTACGTCGGGCTGGCCGAATGGCTCACGGAGAAGGGTTTCAGCATCGGCAAGAGCGCCGTCGGCGCCTATGGCCAGAAGCTGGAGCGGCGCCTTGCCGCCGTCAAGGCCAGCACCGAAGCGGCGCGCCTGATCAGCCAGGCAGCGCCTGATGATGCCGACGAGCGCAGCAACGCGATCATCAGCATCGTGCAGACCGAGATCTTCGACGCGCTGCTGGCACTGCAGGAGCTGGAAGAGGGTGACGAAGAAGGGAAGGATCCTGGCAAGCGCATCGCGCTCCTGGGAAAGGCGGCCAAGAACATCGCCACCCTCAGCCGTGCCAGCGTGAACCGCCACAAGTGGGCAACTGAGGTGCGGGAGAAAGCGCTTCAGGAGGCCTCGCAGCGAGTGGAGGACGCGGCACGTGCGCGCGGCCTTGGCGCCGACGACGTTGCCTTCTGGCGGAACACCGTCCTGCAGGGAGTCGGCTAAGTGTCCGAGATGACGCCGCTGCCGGATACCGAGCGCGTTCTGGATTGGGATGACCTTCCAGAGAGCGTCCGCACCATCTCGTCCAACTTCGACCCGCGTGAGGCCGGCGTACTGATGGCCCACCAGTCCGAATGGATCCGGATGCAAGAAGGGCTCGATATTGCGGTATGTGAGAAGGGGCGTCGCACCGGCATCACCTTCGCCCAGGCGCTGACCGACACGATCACCGCCGCTTCCTCCAAGGAAGCCGGCGGCGACAACGTGTGGTACATGGCCGACACGAAAGAGAAAGGTCTGGAGTTCATTGGCTACGTTGCCAAGTTCGCGCCGATCATCGCGCGCGGGCAGGCATCACGTGTTGAACAGCACATCTTCCAGGACCAGGCGCCTGACGGCACAAGCCGCCAGATCCAGGCGTTCCGCGTCCGCTTCGCCAGCGGGTTCCGTGTCACCGCCCTGTCCTCGCGTCCGGAGAATATCCACGGCCTGCAGGGCGTGGTCGACCTGGATGAAGCGGCGCTCCACAAGGACGTCGCCAAGGTGCTGGAGTCTGCCACTGCACTGCTCATCTGGGGCGGTCGCATCCGGGTATGGTCAACGCACCGGGGCAAGAAGAACCCGTTCAACCAGCTGGTGCAGGACATTCGTGCAGGGCGCTACGGTGCAAAGGCGAAGGTAATCCGGATCAGCTTCGACGATGCCGTGGCCAACGGCCTCTACGAGCGGGCCTGCGCCATGCGCGGCAAGACCGCCACGCCGGATGGAAAGCGCGAGTGGTACAACGCAATCCGTTCCGCCTACGGTCCACGTAAGGCCGCGATGCGTGAGGAGCTGGACGTCATCCCGCGCGACGGCGATGGCTCGGCCATTCCCTCGGTGTGGCTGGACCGCGCTATGGCGGAGACCCGGCCGGTATTGCGGATCGTCTTCGATGACGACTTCCCGAAGCGCCCCGAGAAAGAGCGCGAGGTGTGGTGCGCGTCCTGGATTGCCACGCAGCTGATGCCGGCACTGAGGGCGGCCGCCAAGGCATTCACGGGCCGTTGGGCGGTTGGGATGGACTTCGCCCGCCATCGCCACTTCTCGGTCATTATGCCCGCGCGAATCGAGCAGGATCTGCGCCGCGTGGTGCCGTTCCTGATCGAGCTGGCCAATGCTCCCACCCGCCAGCAGGAGCAGATCCTGTGGGCGCTGCTGGACTTTCTGAAGGCGCATGCTGCAGGGCGCTGGTCGTTTGCTGGGGATGCCACCGGCCCCGGCCAGACGCTGATGGAGTACACCGGCGACCGATACGGCAGGGCAGAGCTGGACAAGGAGACCGGGCGCTACAAGGGCGGCCCCATCCACGAGGTGACACTGTCGCGCCCCTGGTACGGCGAGTGGATGCCCAAGTACATCGCGCTATTCGAAGACGGCTTCATCAGCCTTCCCAGGGATGCCTCGCTGGAGGATGACCACCGAGCGGTCGAGTACGTCGATGGCATCCCGATGGTCCCCAAACTGGAGCGCAAGGATCTGCAAGATGCCGACCTGGTGCGCCACGGCGACGGCGCTATCGCTGGCGCTCTGATGCAGTTCGCGGCGCTGAATCATGTGCCCCGTGGCTCGATCGAGTTCCAGTCGACCGGGCAGCGCGTGTACGTGGGCGAGGCGCTTGATGATGGAGTTGTAGCAACCACCTCCGATAGAGGCTTCGGCACTGTGTCGGGTGGCAATGATTTTGGAGGCTTCGCATGACCACCGCCCGCCCTGAACTGAACCGCGAGGTGGCCACCACTGCGGATGGAATGGACATCACCCGCGGCTACACCGGGCCACTGATGCTTCCGTTCGACAGCGTGCTGCGCAATCGCGGCGGCTACGACTTGCAGATCTACGAGCAGGTGCTTTCTGATCCCGAGGTCAAGGCGACGTTTGGCTCGCGCCAGGACTCAGTGGTCGCCTGCGAATGGCAGGTTGAGCCAGGTGGAAAGCGCGCGATTGACCGCGCAGCAGCGGATCATCTACGCGATCAGCTCCACGACATCGGCTGGGATAACGTGACCCGCAAGATGCACTTCGGTGTCTTCTACGGCTACGCCCCGGCAGAGATCATCTACAAGGCTGACGGGAACCGTATCGCGATCAGTGCGATCAAGGTGCGGAACCGCCGGCGCTTCCGCTTCGGCAAGGATGGCGATCTGCGCCTGCTCACTCAGTCCCACATGGCTGAGGGTATCCCTGCGCCGGCTCCATACTTCTGGAACTACTGCGCCGGCGCCGATCATGACGATGAGCCCTACGGCCTCGGCCTGGCGCATTGGCTGTACTGGCCAGTGCTGTTCAAGCGCAATGGATTGAAGTTCTGGCTGATCTTCCTGGAGAAGTTCGGCATGCCCACGGCGGTGGGCAAGTACGACGAGAACGCCACTGCGGAAGAGCGGAACAGGCTGCTGGGCGCGACCCGCGCCATCCAGACCGACAGCGGCATCATCATGCCCAAGGCAATGGAAGTGGACCTGCTTGAGGCGGGTCGTAGCGGTACGGCGGACTACAAGGCACTGCAGGACTACATGGACGCCACGATCCAGAAGGTCGTCCTCGGGCAGACCGCCAGCACGCAGGGCACGGCCGGAAAGCTTGGCAACGACGAACTGCAGGCCGAGGTCCGCAGGGACATCATCAAGGCCGATGCCGACCTGATTTGTGAGTCCTTCACCAAGGGACCGGCCCGTTGGCTGACGGAAATGAACTTCCCAGGCGCGGAAGTCCCGCGTGTCTATCGGGTCACTGATGAGGCTGAGGATCTTGATGCAGCGGCATCTCGCGACGAGAAGCTCTATCGCCTGGGCTATCGCCCCAAGCCCGTCTACATCGAGCAGACGTATGGACCGAACTATGAGCTGAGGGAGCCGCCAGCCGAGCCGCAGACGCCACCGACCGCCATCGACGACGCGCGTTTCGCTGACCCGGAAAAGTCGGTCCTGGCGCTGCTCCGGCGTCACTATCCGGCGGCGTTCGCAGAAGCGGACGCTCAGCAGGTTGGGAGCATGACGGCCCAGCTCGACCGCTCAACGCGCGAAGCCGGCGCAGCGTGGGTTCAGGGGCTGCAGCAGCTGACAGACAACGCCACCTCGTTGGAGGAGCTGTACGACCAGGTCCTGGCAGCGGCGCCGGAGATGAGTCTGGAGGAGTTCGCCAACGGCGTCGCCCTTGGCCTGAGCGCCGCCCACCTGCGCGGGCGAGATGACGCACAGCGCGCCGCCGGAGGCTGATCGATGGCGACCGTGGGCTATGGCCAAGTTCCCTTCGAGCAGCAGATCGCGTTCTTCCGTCGCAAGCGCAACATCGTCACGGAAAGCTGGCTGGACGTATGGGAGTCGGAGCATGACCAGGGTTTCATGGTCGCCGGCGCCAACCGTGATGAGCTGGTGGCGGACTTTGCCACGGCGATCCGCAAGGCCATCGACGATGGAGTGACGCTGGAGCAGTTCCGTCGCGATTTCGACCGCATCGTGGCCACGCATGGCTGGGACTACAACGGTGGACGCAACTGGCGCTCCCGCGTCATCTACGAAACCAACCTGCGCCAGAGCTACAACGCGGGCCGATGGCATCAGCTGCAGGCCCTGAAGAAGTCCAGGCCGTGGTGGCGCTACCGCCACAGCGACGCAGTCGAGACGCCCCGGCCTCTGCACCAGGCCTGGGATGGCATGGTTCTACACTGTGATGATCCGTGGTGGCAGTGGTTCTTCCCGGCCAACGGCTGGGGCTGCCAGTGCTATGTCGAGGCGCTGAACGATCGTGACCTGGCACGGCTGGGTAAGGACGGTCCAGACACGGCGCCTGCGGTCGAGTTTGAACAGCGCATGGTCGGGCAGCGAAGTCCTGGCGGCCCGTTCCTGGTGGAAACGCCGGTGGGCGTGGATCCGGGTTTCGGCTATGCCCCCGGCCGCAGTCTGGACGGTTGGCCGACTCGCAGGGGCGGACCACAAACGCCTCCTGCACTGGGCAGCGGTATCGAGGAAGCGCTACAGGCTGCGCTGCGCCGAAATGTGCGCCTGCCGGCCGCGCCAGCAGCGCGTACCGCTGCTCAGGTGCTGGAGCGCCCCCGTGCGCTGGACGCGCTGCAGGCCGGCCTAAGCGAATGGCGCGCGGCTGCAGCAGCCGGTCGCGCGCATTCCAGCCAGTATCTCGTTGGCGCGCTCCAGGTCAGTGCAGTCGATGCTCTGTCAAGCAAGGCGGCCGAGCTGGGGTCGGCCGCGATCGCCGTTGAGGCGGCCGAGGTATTGGACCGGGTGCCAGCGGCATACCTTCCATCGCTGGCGAACGCGCTGCGATCGCCATTCGCTCTTCTGTATGACGCCGCGAGCAGCATCGCGCGCTTCGTGCTTCAAGGTGATCGGCGGCAGCGCCTAGTCGTTGACGTTCGGGTCCAAGGAAGCGCCGCCATGCCCAACCTGATCCAGGATGCCAGCGTGGTTTCGTCGGTGGATCTTCGTCGCCTGGTCGACCGTGGAAGCTGGCAGCTGATCCAGGGGGAGATTCCCTAATGGCCGCGCGCGTCGAGATCACCAAGGACACGGCAGGCCCCGCGCTTCGCAGCGCAGCCAAGGGCCTGCGCAACGATGCACTGCAGCCGATGCTTGAGGACATCGGTGAGTACCTGTTGCGTTCAACGCGGGACCGAGCGGCACGCCAGGTATCGCCGGACGGCGCGCCTTGGGCGCCGCTCTCCCCAGGCTATCGACGCCAGAAGGAGCGTAAGCGTCCTGGCGTTCCGATGCTCCGCTTTGACTTCCATATGCTCGGCGACCAGCTCGCGCATCAGGTGGTAGGGGACACGCTGCTGGTCGGCACCAACGCGCCCTACGGGGCTGTCCACCAGTTCGGCGCAACGATCAATCGCCCTGCACGATCCACGCAGGTGTATTTCCGCCAGGGCCGGGACGGCGAAGTCGGTACGCAGTTCGTGAAGCGTCGACAATCCAACTTCGCTCAGTGGGTCACCCTGCCTGCGTACACCATCGGCATTCCCGCACGCCCTTGGCTCGGCCTGTCCAACGAGGACGAGCAAGAGGTCATCCTCATTGCCTCCGATCACGTGGCAGGGTTGTTTTCCGAGTGAGCGCGACAGCGCGCCGCTGCGCCCGATGGTGCGCTGAGTGGCACGGTGGTCCATCGCTCGGGTGCGGCAAGTGTCAGACACCGCTTTCTGCGCGATCCTTCCCGCATCGAACGCATCTGTGCCGGCGTGCGTTTCGAAGCTGCCAAAACCCGCACGCGCGCGACGCTCGAAAAGCTGTGAACCCGTGCAAATGACCTGACGCGATCGCGACAGGAACATGGCGGCATGAACCAGCCCGCCGCAGCTCTCGAAATCTTCAAGGCAGGAACGCACGTCGCTGAGGACGGTCGCTCCTTTACGTTCAGCGAAGCCGACGTTCAGCAGATCGCGCAGACCTATAGCGTCGACCTGCATGAGGCACCGATCGTTGTCGGCCATCCCAAGGCGGATCTGCCGGCATACGGTTGGGGTAAATCCCTGGAGTGTCGCGACGGCGTGCTGTTCGCAGAGCCGCACCAGGTCGACCCCGATTTCGCCGGCATGGTCAACAAGGGTCGTTTCAAGAAGATCAGCGCATCGATCTTCCTTCCCGACACGCCTGGCAATCCCACGCCCGGCAAGTTCTACCTGCGGCACATCGGTTTCCTGGGCGCACAGCCGCCGGCGGTGAAGGGGCTGAAGTCCGCGTCCTTCTCCGAAGGCGAAGAGGCGGTCTGCTTCTCGCAGCCGCTCGCCCGCTTGGGCTGGACCCTGAGCAGCTTGCTGCAGTCGATGCGCGATTACCTCATCGACCGAGACGGGCTGGAAACAGCCGACAAGCTCATCCCGCAATGGCAGATCCGCGAGGTCACGGAAAGCACGCGTGATCCGGATGAGCGTGTGGGAGCACCCTCGACCGCTTTCGCGGAACCCACCGATGAACGAACAACGGAGATTCAAATGTCCCAGCAGAACCAGGAACAGATCGCCCAGCGCCAGCAGGAACTGGACAACCAGACTGCCGCCCTGGAAGCACGTGAGAAGGCACTGGCCGCCCGTGAGGCGGTTGCGCGTCGCGAAGACGCCACCAACTTTGCCGAGGGCCTGGTCAACGACGGCAAGCTGTTGCCGCGACAGAAGGCCGGTGTCGTTGAGCTGCTGTTGGCCCTCCCTGTGGGCGGCCAGCCGCTGAATTTTGCCGAGGGCGAAGCCCAGGTTTCCAAGCCCGCCGAAGCGGTCCTGCGCGAGCTGCTTTCCAGCCTGCCCAAGACGATGGACTTCAGCGAGAAATCCGGCGGCGGTTTGCCCGACACGTCGGCGCCCGCCGATTTCGCCACGCCGGGTGGTGGCCTGCAGGTCGATGCCGCCGGCATGGAGCTGCACCGCAAGGCAGTGGCCTACCAGCAGACCAACCCAGGCGTGAAGTACCTGGACGCGGTGAAGGCCGTCGGCGGTCGCTGATCGCCAACGACAGCCAGTCACCACCCAGACCATTCGCAGCTACAGGCGCCAGGAGCGCACGACCATGACCCAGAAGATTGCTCTGCTTTCCCTCTCCATCGCCGCCACGGCCGCACTGGCTGCCGAGCGCTTCGTCGGCGCCGGCGGCGCCTATGCCACCGCCGGCGGCAACACCTTCGGCGTGACGGCCACCGAAGCCAAGGTCGGCGAGCTGGTCAACACCGACGTGCTGGCCACGGCGGTCGCCACCGCCGGCGGTGTGATCGCGAAGAACGCCTACGTCCAGGTCGGCAGTGACGGCAAGGCGGTTACCCATACCACCGGCGTCGCCGTCGCACAGGCGCTGCAGGGTGCCGCTGCGGATGGCGACCGCATTGAGGTGCTGCTGATCCAGAACGCCCCCAGCGCAGCGCCGGCCGGCTAAGCGGCACGCCGCAGCGCTAAGCCCATCCCTCGTCGAATTCAAGAGACCTTGTCATGACCCAGCAAACCACTGCCCAGTCCCGCGTCATCGATCCCATTCTCACCACCCATGCGCAGGGCTACCTGCGGCCGGGCAACGTGGGCCGCTTCCTGTTCCCGATCGCCACGGTTCGCTCCTACGGCGGCCAGATTCTGGAGTTCGGCAAGGAGAGCTTCCGCCGCTACAACACCAAGCGCGCCCCCGGCTCGGCGACCAAGCGCATCACCTTCGGCTACGCCGGCAAGCCCTATGCCATCACTCCGGCTGGCCTGGAGGCGCTGGTGCCGGACGAAAACCAGAACGATGCAGCCCAGGTGCCGGGTCTGGACCTGGCAAGTGACGCGGTCGACGTGGTCTTGGACACCCACGAACTGGCCCACGAGTACGAGTGCGCCGAGCTTGCTCGCGACGCAAGCAAGTACGACAACGACCACAAGGTCACGTTGGCCGGCTCCAACATCTGGACGGCCGATGGCAGCGATCCGACCCAGGACATCGGCAAAGCCAAGAACGCGGTGCGTGGCTCGATCGGCGTGCGCCCGAACACGGTCCTGCTGTCGGCGTCGTCCTTCACTGCCCTGGAATCCAACAAGTCGATCATCGACCGGCTCAAGTACACCGGTCGCGACTCGGTCACTGCCGAGCTGCTGGCCAAGCTGTGGAACGTGCAGAACGTGTACGTCGGCGAGGCCGTCGGCGCGAGCGGCCAGGACGATGACCTCAGCGACGTCTGGGGCAATGACGTGATCGTGGCGTATGTGGCTCCGCCGACCGGTGGCAACAGCCGCAGCAACGCGCGTCCGAGCTATGGCTACACATACTCGATCACCGGTATGCCGCTGGTCCGCAAGCCGTACCGCGACGAGAACGCCCGTTCCTGGGTGTACCCGGTGGACGCCGATCGCGTGCCGGTGATGAGCGGCATGCTCGCTGGTTACCTGATCCAGGGCGCTGGCGCCGGCGCGTAACTACATCCGGCCGCTGACGACAGGATCGTCGTCAGCGCTGCCCACGCCACACCAAGAGCGGCGGCGGCACCAGGCGAACGCGGACCTGGCAGTGCGGAGCACGGCGAACCATGCGTGACAGCCGGAGAGCACGGCACCACACCTTTTCGGAGATCCTCGTCGTGGCCAAGCCCCGCACTGCGCCGCCCAGCGCGCCCAATACCGTTCAGGACAGCAAGCCGGCCGCTGCGGCGGCTGTCACGGAAGAGAAGCCTGCCGATCCCGCCACGGCGGAGCTGAATCATTCGGCCGACGTCGACAATGCCGCAGCCTCGGGCTCGGCCGACGGACAGCCGCTGGAATCGACAGAGAACGATCCGGTCGCAGATGCGGGCAGCGACGCTCCTGCATCTGCGTTGGCCGTCATCTCCGATGCGAACGGCGCGGCCGACGCCGGTGCTGGCCTTGATGCCGGCGTGCATTCGCACGACGACGATGCGCCGGCGCGCGTCTGTTTCGAGGTGCTGACTCCGTTCAAGTTCCGTGGCAGCGTCTTGAAGCCGCCCGCCTGGCTCGAAATCTCCGAGGACGACGCGGCGATCTACCAGGCCGCCGGCGTGCTCGGCACCGAACCGGCCGAACCCTTCGACCACGTCTGAGGGCCGCCATGTCTTACTGCACGCTGCCCCTGCTTTCGGCCGCCAAGCTCGCCAGGGAGCTGGCCGAGGTCGCCACCCCGGAGCGCTTCCGCATCGTCGATGAGGCGCTGATGGACGCCACGCTCCTTGGTGACGATCGCAGTGGCTACGATCCTGCGGAGGTTGCGATCGCCGACCAGGCAGCGGCGCACGTGCAGCGCGCCCTGGACGACGCCGACGGCGTGATCAATGGCTACCTGGTAGTGCGCAAGCCGGTGCCTTACACCGTGCCGCTCAACCCGGTGCCGACGATCGTCCCGACCTGGGCACGCTGGATCGCCCGCTACCTGTTGCACAAGGATCGGGTCAACACCGAAGACCGGACGGACCCGGTGGTGCGCGACTACAAGGAAGCACTGCGCTTTCTGGAGCTGACCAGGGACGGCAAGTTCTCGCTCGGCGTCGATGATCCGCTTCCGCCTCCGAGCAGTGGCTCTCCTGAGTGGTGCGCGCCGGCACGACAGTTCACTCACTCCACGCTGGAGGACTACGGCAAGTGAGCGCCGCGCCCTTCGACGTCGAGCTGGTCCGCGAGCGCCTGGTGGCCGCCAAGCTGCTGGAGAACCAGACGCTGCGGTCTATCAAAGGCGCGGCCGACTACCACGCTGTGCAGTCGCTCCAGGACTTCCCGGCGCCGTGCGCCTACCTGGTTCTGGCCCGGGAAAAGGCGCCTTCGCAGCAACAGGGTGTCGCCCCGCCGGGCAAGCAGGTACCGAGCAGCCAGATTGCCTACGCCAGCTTTGGCGTGGTGGTTGCGGCGCGGAACTACCGCGATCAGCGCGGCGAGCAGGTCGCCCAGGATCTGCAGTCCGTGCTGGCCGCCATACGCGGAGCGCTGATTGGCTGGGTTCCGGACCTGCCGGGCGCGCGCGCCTGCCAGTTCGTCCAGGGCGACCTGCAGGACTACAACGCCAGCATCGCGCTGTGGGCCGACATCTATCAAACGCAGCACATCATCAAAGGAGCAGCGCGGTGAATGAAGCACCCGTCCAGAAGCTGGTCGAGGTCACGCTCGACAAGCCCCACACCCACGCCGGCGTTCAGTACAACGCCAAGGCCAAGATCAAGGTGTCCGAAGCTGATCGCGAGTGGTTGATCGCGAACCGCGTGGTCGCCGATACGAAGGAGAAGTGACGATGTCCGGTACCGGTTCCCTTTTCTCGCTGCAGGGCTACATCCGCAGCGCCGACGTCCAGCCCGATGGCAAGATCGGCAAGCTGCGCTGGCTCGGCAACGTTCCCGAAGCCACCCTGGAGCTGTCCACCAACAGTACCGACAAGACCGACTCGTTCTCCGGCAAGCGCCTGCAGCTCGGCCGCCTGGACACCGGCACGACCGCCGCGCTGAACCTGACGCTGGACTACTGGTCCTCCGCCAACCTCGCGCTGGGCTTCCAGGCAACGGTTGCGGACATCGCCGCCGCCACGGTGACCGGCGAGGTGTTCCCCACCGGCCTGGTGGAGGGTGACCAGGTACGCCTGGACCATCCTTTCGCCTCCAACCTGGTCATCACCGACAGCGCAACCACCCCGGTTACGGTGCCGGCTGCGAACTACGAGCTGGTTGGCCACAGCAAGGGTGTGGTCGAGATCAAGACCCTCGGTAGCTTCCAGCAGCCCTTCAAGGCGGCCTATGGCTATGAAGGCGTCGAGAACACCGTGCTGTTCTCCGCACCAGGCAAGGTGCAGTTCCTGCAGTTCGACGGTATCAACACCGAGACCGGCGATGCTGTGGTCATCGAACTGTGGCGCTCGCGTTTCGCGCCGGTGCAGTCGCTGGGCCTGATCAACCAGGAGTACGGCAACCTGGCACTGTCGGCCGCGATCCTGTTCGATCCGGCCAGGGCCAGCGATCCGGTGCTGGGCGGCTTCGGTCGCCTGCTGCAGAAGAAGGCCGCCTGATGGCCAAGAAGGTCGAGGCCCCGGATAAGAAGGGAGCGCCCAAGACGGGCGCTCCCGACGACCTGGCCATCCTGCACCCGGAGAGCATGGCGGTGATCGGTGGGCGCGAGATCACTGTCCGTGAGTACGGCTTCGTCGAGGCCGCACGTCTGGACCGCCACATCCGTCCGCTGGTCGAAGGGCTGCACCGCGTCTTCGGCGATGCGTCTGTCATCCCGAGCATGGAAGCGGTGGCCGAGGTTCTGGCCAGCAACATCGATGACGTGCTGGTGCTGATCGCCGCAGCGACCGACCAGGACAAGGACTGGATCAGCAGTCTCGGCTACCGCGATGGCGATCAGCTGCAGCTGCTGTGGTGGCAGGTGAACGGCCATTTTTTCATCGAACGCCTGATGCGAAAGGCAGCGGCCGAGCGGCTGGCAAGGTCATTGGCTGGGCCCAGCTCTACTCCATCCTCATCCGGGCGGGGTACGGACGAACCCCAGCCGACATCGGGCGATACACCCAGCGGCAGCTGATGCTCTTCCTCCGGGAAGAGGACAGGCGCAGCCGCAGGGAACGCCGCGCCAGGCTGCACGACATCAATGCCGCATTCGCCGGCGGTGCCGTAGCCAAGGATCTATCCAAGCAACTGGAGTAATCACGTGAACCGCAACGCCGGCAACATGGAACTGGCCCTCAAGATCCGAGCGGACCTCGGCCAGGCCGGCAGCGCGGTCCAGGCCCTCGACAAGGATCTGGAGAAGATCGGCGGCTCGGCGCAGAAGGCGGCCGATGGCCTGGCCAAGGTCGGCAATGCCAAGGGCGTCGCCGAAACCGGCAAGGCGGCAGAGACCGCCGCCGCTGGCCTGCAGCGCCAGGGTGAAACGGCTGAGCAGGCGGCCAAGCGCATCCAGGACATGGTGCAGGCATCGCTAGACTACAAGCGGGCACTGGACGCCCAGGTGCAGTCGAGCCAGTCCAACAGCGAAGCGGCCTCCCGGCATGCCGCCGCCACCGCCGCGCAGGCGCAGGCCTCCCGCGAGGCGGTTCAGGCCGCCTACGCCTCGCAGGCGACCACCACCCAGCAGATCCAGTCCATCTCCGAGCTGCAGCAGCGCGTCGAGCGCGGTGCCCGCTCGTTTGAAGACCTGGCCGAAACCGAGCAGCTGCTCGATCGGGTGATGCGGTCCAACCTGATCTCGGTGGAGGAGCAGTCCGAGGTCTTCGGCAAGCTGGACAAGCAGGAGAAGCAACTGCTGGCCAGCAAGGAGCAGGCCGCTTCCGCCCGCGCCAAGGAAGAGCGTCAAATGCAGCAGCTGCTGCGCGTGTACGACCCGGCCCACGCTGCGCTGGTCCGGCTCGATGCCGATGAAGCCAAGCTCAAGCGATCGGTCGATGCCGGCACCATCTCGCGCGAGGCATACAACCGGGCAATGGTGGGCATTGCCAGCCAGCGTGCCCATTGGCAGCAGCTCAGCGATGGCGTCGATCTTGCCGATCGGCGCATGCGCAATCTCAGTCTGTCGGCTCGCGAGGTCCGCACCAGCCTGGCCGGTGTCGGCGCCAACCTGCTGCAGGGCAATGTCTCTGGCGCCGGCAGCATGCTGCTCAACCTGGGCAGTCGCAGCGCGGCCGGCTTTGGCGCCCTGGGCGTGGCCGTCGGCGGTGCCGTGGCCACGCTGGGCCTGTTCTCAGCCGCCGCATACAAGGGCTATCAGGAGAACCGCGCCCTGGAGCTGTCCCTGATCGCCACCGGCAATGCGGCGGGGACGACGGCTGGGCACTTGGCCGAGCTGCGCAACCAGGTGGGCGGCGCCACTGGCGAGTACGGGAAAGCCCAGCAGGCCTTGAAGGGACTGGCCGGCTCCGGCCAGGTCGCCAGCGATTCGCTGGCGGAGGCAGCCCAAGCCGCTGTGGACATGTCCACGCTCACTGGCGACAGCATCGAGAAGACGACAGCCAAGGTCATCGAGTTGGCCAAGGCTCCGTCGGCGACGCTGGCCGAACTGAACCAGCAGTACAACTTCCTGACGCTGGAGGTGTACGACCACGTTCGCGCCCTGGAGGATCAGGGCCGCCAAACCGACGCCGCACGTCTGGCCATCAGCGCCTTCGCCGAGGTCCACAAGCAGCGAGTAGAGGAGGCCCGCCAGTCGGCCGGCTTCCTGGAGCAGGCTTGGGAAGGCGTCAAGGGCGCGGTGCTGCGCACCTGGCAGGCAATGAAGGACGTCGGCCGCACTGACGTGGAGGCACGCCTCAGCTCGCTGCGTGAGGACCTGGCGTTCTTCCAGGCCTTGCGCAACAGCCCGATCCCTGGTGACGCCACCCGAGGTGCGGCAGGTGAGCAGCAGACCAAGGCTCGCATCGCCGCGCTGGAGTCAGAGAAGGTTGCCCTGGAACAGCGGGCGGCGGCCGACAAGGCCAACCAGGAGGTGCAGAGCAAGGCCGTGGCCGCATCGAAGGCCATCCAGGACCAGCTCGACAGCGGCGCACCGAAGGCGGAGAAGCTGGCGAAGGCGGTCGACGAGCTGGGTAAGAAGTTCCGCGCATTGCGTGACGGTGCTGCAGCAGGCAACACCGATCCTGCTCTGCTGCGCGACGTCGTCTTCGGCGCCGACGGCAGCATCAAGGGCGGTGCCTATGACAAGGCACTCAAGCAGCTGCAGGAGCAATACAAGGACCGTAGCCGCACGCGCAAGCCGGGCAAGACCGAGGGCGAGAAGGCCGAAACCGCTGCCCAGCGCGAGCTGGACAACCTGGCCAAGCAGGTGTCCATGCTGGGCGACCTGCAGGAGGGCGAAACCAAGGCAGGCGAAGCCGCGCGTATCCGCTATGAGATCGAGGAAGGCGCCTACAAGAACGCCAGCGAAGGACTGAAGTCCCAATTGGTCGACCAGGCGCAGCTGCTCGACAGCGAGCGCCAGCGCGTGGAGATGGCCAAGAAGATGGTCGACGTGCGCCTGCAGCTGGCGCAGCTGCAGGGCACCGGCACCGATGCCGAGGCGGCCAAGACGGTGAAGGAGCTGGGCCGCCTGCAGCAGCAGCTGGAAAACGTAGGCAAGAGCGCCGAAGCGGCCGACGTGGCCAAGCTGATGAAGCTCACCGAAGCCAGTGCCCAGCTCAAGGGCCTGCAGGAGACCTACAACCGCACGATGGGCCAGGTTGCCTTGGAGCAGCAGCGCATCCAGGTCGAGCTGCAGGCCGGTCTCATCACCGAAGCGGACGCCCAGCAGCGCATCGTCAACCTCTACCAGGCCAAGCTGGTCACCCTGCGGGAACTGGTTCCGAAAATGCGGGAAGCCGCGACGGCCCTGGGCAACCCCGAGGCGCTGGCGGCGGTCGAGCAGATCGAGCTGAAACTGCGGGAGATGGCGCAGACCACGGACCTCCTGCAGCAGAACGTCCGTACCACCTTCCAGAGCGCCTTCAAGGAGGCGTTCATGTCGCTGGCCAGCGGCAGCGCTTCCCTGGGTGACATGGTGCGGAGCTTCTTCGTGACGGTGTCGACTGGCCTGGCTGAGTTCGTCGCCGATCAGTGGTCGCAGGCCTTGGCCAGCAAGATCACGTCGATGGTATTCGACAAGGGTGTGGACGTCGGGGCCGATGCAGCAGCTGCAGCCGCCACCCAGGCATCGGCGGCGGCATTGTCGAGTGCAGCTGCAGGCGTCACCGCCGGCGCCACGGCGGTGGCCACCAGCGCAACGGCTCTCGGCACCTCGGGTGCCGGCCTGATCAGCGGCGCGGCGGCGGTGACCGCCGCAGCCATCCAGATGCAGTCAGCCGCAGCCGCGATGGCTGCCGCTAACGCGATCGGCGCGGCAGCCAGCTATGCCGTCGGTGGCTACACCGGTCCTGGTGGCAAGTACCAGCCAGCCGGCATCGTTCATGCCGGTGAGTTTGTTCATCGCCAAGAAGTGGTGCGCCAGCCCGGCGCGCTGGCGTTCCTGTCGGCCTTCAACCAGGTGGGCATGGCTGCCATCGATCGCTGGCGTGGCTACGCCGAGGGCGGTGTCGTCACGCCGATGATCGCCAATACGCCCATGTTTACCGCCGCATCGCCTACACCGATAGCAGCAGCTGCACAGCTCGGTTTGCGCGTAATCAACCAGGTGTCGCCAGAGCTGTTCGGCGAGTACCTGGATGACCCCGGCAGCGACACAACCATCATCAACAAGATCAACCGCAACTCTGCGGCGATCCGCCAAGTATTGGGACTCTGAACATGGTCTGGGCAACCGACACCGCAGCCAACATCACCGACCTCATGGCCCGCCTGCGGGACTTCCTGACCACCAACGCGGCACTGGTGGCAGCGAACCAGCAGTGGCAGGTGGTGGGCGGCGTGGCCAGCGGCCCGATCGCGGCCAACGATTTCGTGTCACTGAAGGGACGCGGGCTCGCTGGTGAAGATGAGATCTATCTGTCGCTGCTGGCGTGGGTCGTGCCGGCCAGCAACTACTACAACATGACCCTGCGCGGCCACGTTGCGTACAACCCCGCGCTGCCGAGCATCGACCCGCCTGGCGCCAATTCGAACTACATCTCGATCTTGGGCGTGAACTCGCCCATCAAGTACTGGTTCATCGCCAACGGTCGTTGCTTCAAGGTGATCACCCGCATCAATGGTCGCTACGACGCCATGTATGGCGGCTTCATCTTGCCGGAGCACCTGCCGGGGGATTGGAGCTATCCGTTGTTCATCGGCGCGTCCTTCCTGGGGAGGAACGCGCAGGCGTCGCTGGACACCTACCAGCATTCGAACTTCTGGAACGCGAACGCTGATGGCAGCGGCAACCTGGCCTTGAGTCAGGGGTATCTGTTCAGTCCGGTCCAGGCGTGGATGCCGATTCGGAACTCCTACAGCGGCAGCACCTTGACGACCGCGCGAATGACCTTGCCGTGGTCACGTGGCGTCCGTCAGCAGAACTTCCGGAACTGCCTTGACGGTCAGCGTTGGCTGCAACGTGGCCAGCTCGTCGGCATTGGCTGGGTGCCTGGCAACTACGACCGAGGTGGGCAGGTCGGCGACATGCCAGAGCGCGGGCAGTTCTTCGGCAGCTTCGATGGCGTCTTCTACACACCAGCCTTTGGCGCCACGGCAGAGCAGATCGTGACCGTGAATGGTGTGGACTACCTGCTGGTGCCGAACGTGTATCGAACCGGCGACGGCGAATACGCCGCCTTTGCTTTGGAGTGAAAAATGGCATACGCCGAGTTCAACAATGTCCCGAACGTCCAGACGCTGATCGACCTGGTCGTGCAGTTCGCGCAGGCCAATGGCTGGACCGTCGAACGCAATACGCTGTCAGGTGCCAATCGCACTGCCACGGTCCGCATTCCTGGAGTATCGGATTATGTGCACCTGTTCAATACCGGTCAGGACAGCCTGCGATCGCGCATCTCCATTGGCTACGACGGAGGCGCGACCCCGGCGCAGCAGCCGTTGGCGTCTCCTCGCGACATCTTGTCCTACGAGCTGACCGGCCCCTTCCCGCGCCTGAAACTCTTCTCCAACGGGACCGCGATCCATGCCGCGATCGCTCAGGCAGTCGCTGGCGAATACCGTCATCACGCATTCGGCGTGCTGGAGAAGGCTGGCAGCTACGCGGGCGGTACCTATGTCGATGGAACCTATTGGGCACGCACCGGTGGCTGGAGCGGACTGATCGGGCCCAACGGGTCCAACGTGGTCCTGTTCGGCAACAACACCAGCAACACCGGCTGTGGCCATGTTCGCGCCGATTGCATTGAGGACGGAAGGAGCAACAGCTACCACCAGCTGTGCAACTACTTCGGTGGAACGCTGGGTGCGGAAGGTCAGGCCGGTAGTGGTGTTGGGTCGATCTACCAAGCAACGACGTCGGACAGCTACGACAGCATGTGGCTTGGCTACGTGCTTGCTGGCGCGGATGACAACACCTTCTCTGGCCGCAGCGTGTTTCAGCCGATCCAGTTGACCGTCCGGCGGCCTGGCACCACGCCTTACCACTCCCCGATCGGCCATGTCATCGGCCTGCGCGCTTGTTACATGGACAGGTTGGAGCCCGAGCAGGAAGTCACGATCGCAGACGAGACTTGGGTGGTGTTCCCCTGGCTGCGCAAGTTGGCGATGAGCAGCAACACCAACGCACCGCCAGCAAGCGGCAACTATGGCTGGGCGGTGCGGAAGTCCTGATGGGCGTCATTCTTTCCACCCAGAGCAGCACGGGACCGAACTGGCGCAGCGCCAACCTGAGTATCCCGCGCACCAGGATCCCGCTGCAGTTCCGCTCTGCGCTGGCCGGCGCTGGCTTCTACGTGGGGCCTGGCCATGAGGCCACGGTGGTGGAACCCGAGCAGCGGTCTGCTGGTCCGAACCTGCGCAGCTCGTTCGATGACTGGTACTACAAGATCCACGTCCTGCCTCTGCGCATTGACCTGGGCAACCTGGTCACCAACCAGGTGCGCTACGTCCAGGTCTGGAATTCATACCTCCAGCAGCAGACCCTGGCGTCGGTGACCCTTGAGAACGGCGAAGGCGTCGAGCTGGTAGGTCCTGGCGCCCCGCCGTTGGCATTCTCGGCCCTGCAGTTGCGCCGTTGGCAGCTGTCGGTCACGACAGAAGGTCCGCCGGTAATCGCGGCGTCGCTGTCCTACGACTTCGTGGCCCTGGGGCGCCGCACCGTCACGATTACCGGCAATCGCATGTCGGCTTGGATGCTGCCGCCGGATTGGGAGCGGCCTGTCACCGAAACGCTGGCCTGGGCGACCGACGTCCAGCAGTCGATCGGCGGCGGCGAAGCCCGATTCCCATTGCGTGGCTCGCCGAGGCGCTCTTGGGAGTTCAGCGTGCTGGCCGACCGGCGCGAGCGCCAGGTGCTTGAACACGCGCTGTTCGACTGGTCGGCGCGTACCTGGGCGCTGCCGGTCTGGAACGACGTGTCGTGGCTGAGTGCGCGCCTGGCGCTGGGTGTGCAGTCCATCCCGGTACAGGCCGCTACGCAGCGCGACTACCGCCCCGGCGGCCTGGCCATGCTTTGGAAGGACGTCACCACCTACGAGCTGGTGGAAGTGGCCGACATTGCCGCCGACAGTCTGCAGCTGGCCCGCCCCACGGCCAACGCCTGGGCACCTGGCACACGGGTGCTGCCCTGCAGGACAGCTCGCATTGCCGAGACCCCCAGCCTGGAACGCGTGACCGACCAGGTCATGCGGTCGACCGTGCGCCTGGCTGCGGTGGAGACCTGCGACTGGCCAGCAGCGGCGCCGGCGGCGGTCTATCGCGGTCGACCTGTGCTGGAGCAGCGCCCCGACCTCGACCAGGCGCAGACGGCCGAGTTCGGCCGGCAGCTGGTGGTGATCGATGGCGATATCGGCCCTGTTGCCGTCGATGACATCACCGGCAAGGCATGGCCACTGCAGTCGCACGCCTGGCAAACCTGGGGGCGCACCGAGCAGGCCAATCTGCGCAGCCTGCTGTACTGGTTGCAGGGCCGCGCGGCTGCGCTGTGGGTGCCGTCTTGGGCCGATGACCTGGAGCTGGTTGAGCCAGCCCTGACCACCTCCAGCGGCATCGTGGTGGCGTGGGCAGGCGTGGCCCGCTTCGGGCGCGCCCAGGCCGGTCGTCGTCACCTACGCATCGAACTGTTCAGTGGCCAGGTGCTGTACCGGCAGCTGATTGAGGCCACGGAGCTGGATCCACAGCGGGAGTTCCTGCAGCTGGACGCGCCGCACGGCATCGCCCTGCAGCCGAGTGCCATCCGCTTGATCAGCTGGATGGTGCTGGCCCGCCTCAGTTCCGACACCGTGGAGCTGTCCCATGAAACCGATGGTGAGGGCGTCGCGCGTTGCCGCGTGTCCTTCGCCGGCATTGGCGCTGAGGAGAGCGAACCGTGAGCCTGTTCTCCCGCCATGTTGAGCTGTATGAGTTTGGGCGTGGTTCCCAGCGCTGGCGCTACACGTCCAGCGATCGGGTGGAGATCTACGACTCGCAGTCGTTCAGCCCCGAGGCAATCAAGCGCGGCCGACTTGGCCAGTCTGCCCAGGAGGCCAGGTCCAATCTTGAGGTGACTGTACCGCTGTCCCTCACGTTGGCATCGGTGCTGCGGCCCTATCCGCCGACCGATCGGATCATTGTTCGGTGGCGACGGATCCGGAAGAGCGACGGCGCGATCCGAGGCACCTGGAATGGAGTGCTGAGCGACTTCAGCGAGCGACAGAATGATCTGATCCTGACCTGCCAGAGCAATGCCGGCGCCGCCGCGACGAACGGCCTTCGCCGATGCTGGCAGGCGCAGTGCCCGTTCGCGCTGTTCGATGCCGATTGCGGCCTGAATCCGGAGCTGTTCCGGGTCGATGGCGTGTTGTCGGCCGCATCCGCTCAGACGATCACGTCCACTGCCTTCGCGGCGAAGCCGGACGGTTGGTTCGTCGGCGGCTTCATCAAGTGGGTGCAGGGCACGGCCATCGAGTATCGCTTCGTGGTGGGCCATGTTGGCCCGACCCTCACCTTGCTTACCGCAGCGCCGCTCGCTGCGGGCGCACTGGTGTCTGCCTACCCCGGCTGTGGCCACGCCCTGCAGATCTGCCACGAGAAGTTCAACAACGCGCTGAACTACGGCGGCCAGCACACCATCCCGCCGAAGAACCCCTTCGGACCCGATCCCATCTTCTAAAGGAGCCTCCCATGTGGGTTCAAATCGTCGTAATGATCGTGGCGCTGATCGTCAGTTACGTGATGCGCCCGAAGCCTACGGTTCCGAAGCCGGCCGCCCTGGAGGACTTCAATGTCCCCACCGCCGAGGACGGTCGCGAGTGCAGCATGGTCTTCGGTACGAACTGGATCGATGATCCCAACGTGCTGTTCTACGGCGATCTGCGCACCACGCCGATCAAGGTCAAGGGTGGCAAGAAGTGATGGATCGTCCTGTCCTGGTTACCGTCGAGCACGCCCGCGCGGCCAAGCTGGGCGAACACAGCGGCGTGCTGTGCGCCGCCGGCATCCGCAGCTGGATGGATCGTCACGGTCTGGATCTGCGTCGCTTCCTGGATGAAGGCCTGCCGGTAGAGCAGTTCGAAGCACTGGACGACGCCTTCGCACGGCGCTTGGCAGCGATCGCTCGCGAGGAGGCTGGCCGTGGGTAGTGGCAAGAAACAGACCGTAGGCTATCGCTACTACATGGCCCTCTATATGGGCGAATGCCTCGGCCCGGTGGACGCGCTGCGGGAGATCCGCGTCGGCGACCGCAAGGTCTGGGACGGTAGCGCGCAAACGGCGTGGACCAAGGTGCTCGGGATGAACATCCCCAGGACGGTGCCTGCCACCGGCCCGATTACCGCATCTCGATCGATCACGATCCTGGCGCCGGAGGTCTTCGGCGGCGACAAGGGCGAAGGCGGCATCGTCGGCACGCTGGAGGTGCGCATGGGCGAGCCCGCCCAGATGCCAAGCACCTATCTGCAGTCGCTGGTGCCCGGCCCGTGGCCAGCTGCCCGTGGCCTGTTCACGACGGTTTTCAATGGCCAGGTGTCGGCCATGAACCCGTACATCAAGAACTGGACGAAGAAGGTCTCGCGCTGGCGCCAAGGCTGGAAAAAGGGGCTATGGCAGGGCGACCTGGTGCAGATCGATGAAGGGATGAACCCAGCCCACATCATCTATCAGGTGCGCACGGAGGGCATGGGCCACCCGATCGACGTGATCAACGACGAGAGCTTCCGCAAGGCGGCACAGACGTTGAAGAACGAAGGGTTCGGCCTGTGCCTGAAGTGGTCCCGATCAGTTCCTGCAGGCGAGTTCATGGACATGGTGTGCGACCACATAGGTGGCATGCGCATCGAGGATCCGGTGACGGGGCTGACCGAGCTGGTGCTGGTGCGGCCGGACTATGACCCAGCCACCCTGGAAGAGATCGGCCCGGCGAACATCATCGAGCTGCTGGAGTGGCAGCAGCCGATGCTGGAAGGCAGCGTCAACGAGATCACGGTCGTCTACCGGGATATCGCCACCAACAAGGACGCAGCTGTCACCTACCAGAATCTGGCCAGCGTTCAGGCGCAGGGCCGGGTCGTCAGCAGTCGCAAGAACTATCCCGGCCTGTGGAACGCTGCGCTCGCGGGGCGGGTTGCGGCGCGCGAAGTGGCGGCAGTGAGCAGCTTGCCCTGCAGGGTGAAGATCCGGGTACGCCAGGATGCCGGCCCCTTCAAACGCGGGCAGGTGCGTGCCCTGTCGTGGCCACGGCGCGGCGTTGCCCGCATGCCAGTGCGCATCCTGGACGTCGACGACGGCACACAGACCGACACGGCCGTGGTGTTGACCGTCGTCCAGGACGTCGCCGGCATGGCCGCTGCCAGCTACATCCAGCCCTCGGACAGCGCCTGGGTGGAGCCGGATACCAAGCCCAAGCCGGTCACCGTGCAGCGCCTGCAGGAGGCCAGCTACCGCGACCTGGCCACGACGCTTGGGGCGTCGGAGCTGGCTGCGGTATCGCCTGACGTTGGCTACCTGACCTCGATCGGTGTACGGCCGACCTCGGTGGCGTTCGGCTACACGCTGCAGACCCGGCTGGGAAGTGCGCCGTTCGCCGAGGCGGGCGCGGCCGACTTCGCCCCCACTGGCCTGCTGATCACCGCAATGACGGCCACCACAACGGCGATCGCACTGTCCGCCGGCGTCAGCCTGGACATGATCGAGGTCGGCACCGAGGCGTTGATCGATGACGAGCTGGTCCGCGTGGTGTCGATCGACCCGGTGGCCGCGACGCTGACCGTGGCCCGTGGTTGCGTTGACACGGTGCCGATGCCGCATGCCGTGGGTACGCGGGTGTGGTTCACCGACGAATACGTCGGCTTCGACGGGCGCGAGTACCTGGCCAACGAATCGCCCCAGGCGAAGCTGATCACCCGCACCAGCCAGGGCGAGCTGAATCCGGATCTGGCTACGACGATCGGGCTGACGCTGCAGCGTCGCCAGATCCGGCCCTATCCGCCCGGCCGCTTGCGCGTGCAGGGTGAGGCCTACCCGCCGGAGCTGTGGACCTTCGGCACCGAACTGACGGTGCAGTGGGCGCACCGCGATCGCATCCTGCAGGCCGACCAGCTGGTCGACACCACGCAGGGCAACATCGGGCCGGAGCCTGGCACCACCTACACCGTTCGCTGGTACCTCGCCGGGGCATTGGTGCGAACGCAGGCCGCGATCAGCGGCACGACCGACACCTACACGCCGCCCGCCGGCAGTGGTGGAAAGCAGATCCGTGTCGAAGTCGAAGCCATCCGTGATGGCTACCGCAGCTGGCAGATCCAGCAGCACACCTTCCTGTACCGCGCGCAGCTGGTGACCGAGGCAGGCGATCGCCTGGTCACCGAAGCGGGCGACCCCCTGATTCTGGAGTAACGAAAATGGTCGACGTAAAGATCTCTGGCCTCCCCAACGCCGCTGCGCTCACCGGTAATGAGGCGATTCCTGCTTTCCAAGGGGGCAGCAACGTGAAGGTGCTGGTCAGCGCGATTCGGGCAGGAATGGCCTCCGACGACAGCGTGGTGCATACGACGGGTGATGAATCCATCGGCGGCGTAAAGACCTTCACCGGCCGCCCTGTACTCAACATCGGCATGCGCCTGCCCGTTTCTCAGCAGCTACGCTTCGGCGATGGTGTTGCGGCCGACGTGGGGGCGATTACTGCCAACAGCGTCGGTACGGCGATTGTTGCTGGCAACGCAGCTTCTGGAAGCGGTGGCCTGCTGTTGCGCCCCAATAACGCGGCATCCGTTACTGGTCAGGTAGCTCTAAATGCCGATGGCAGCATGATCTTCGGAGGCTTGCAGGCAGCCAAGCTGGCCACCTTGTCCAGCCTTGGGGCGGTCAACGACTCTGGCTCACAGTCGATCGCAGGCAACAAGACCTTCTCTGGCGCATCCCTTTTCACAGGATCGATCACCCAGCGCACCGGCACTATCGGTGGCGTGGAGATCCAGTCGCCGACGGGCATCCCCGGGATTGTCGGTCGGAGTGGCGACCCAGCGGACGTCAACAATCAGTACCGCCATGACATCCACTTCGGGGCTGGCTTCGTGCGCATGCTGGCCAGTACGGCTGTTGGATCGACTGCTCCGCCCGGCGGCTGGCGCATGGATGCGCACTTCTACCCCGTGCAGAACAACACCATGTCGTGCGGCACACCGTCCAATCTGTGGACCCAGGTGTGCGCGACCAACGGCACGATCAACACGTCGGACGAACGCCTAAAGACGCCTCTCGTGCCCATGACGGACGCGGAGGAGGCAGCTTTCCTGGAAATCAACGAGCTGCCCATGAAGTGGCAGTGGCTCGCGCGCATTGCAGAAGAGGGCGATGCGGCGCGCTGGCACGCAGGCCCCTCCGTCCAGGCAGCGATCGCGATCATGGAGAAGCACGAACTCGAGGCCTTCAGCTACGGCGTATTCTGCTACGACGCCTGGCCGGCCCAGGATGAGGTGTGGAGGGAATGGCCCGCTGAGGCGGCCGAGGTCATCGAATGGCCGGCAGTGCCAGAGCAATGGGCAGATGTTCCTGCGGAACTCGACGACGCCGGCGAGATCATCGTTCCCGCACGACGTGAGCTGATCCAACTGGCCATGCCTGGCGGGCGAGTCGTGCTGAAGGAGGCGGTCGAGGCCGGGCGCGAGCTGGTCCAACCTGCGATTGCCGCCGGTGACCGTTACAGCTTCCGCATCTCCGAGTTGCACGCCTGGATTCTGGCCGCGACGGCCCGCCGTGACCGCCGCGAGCGAGAGGCGGCCGAGCTGCGTCTGGCCGACATCGAGCAGCGCCTGGCTGTCCTTGAGTCCGGCAAGTAGTGCAAGAACTGGGCGCTGGCCGATCAGCGGGAACTGATCG